GTTCCACCAAGTTTGTTACCATAACCTATTTGGTCAATATATAGTTTAAGAGTGTCACCTGCTTGGTCTAGCATAACCTCATTATCATTTACTCCTACTGTCCAGCCTGTTATAGGTAGTAATAGTACTCCGAGTGCAACAACCTTAATTGTTGTCTTCATTTTCTTCTCCATTTACCGATTCTTGATGTTTTTCGTTTGTCCCATGTATTTGATGAGGGTGACGATGTCCATCCTTAATTACCCAATAGCTTCGGTCATGCCCTTGGTATATTATTTCTAACACTGCTGCTTCAATACAAGATCGAAGTGATCGTGTTACTGATTCATTCTCTGTCATACCGTCTTCAACTTCTACAAGTTGTGTATCCATATCAACAAATTTAAATACGTCGTATCCTTTTGACACAGATAGTATGGTTTTCGACGTTTGTACATTAAGTAAGATTTCTCCAGTTAAAGTGCTAACAGCACGTAAGTGAACAGTCACTATATCTCTACGATATTGCTGAGAGAAACCTATCCCTAAAGTTCTAGCTCCTTGACCTCCTGTCTCTATATTAGTGTCAAATCCAATGACACCGCCTTCCAAGATAATCCCAGCGTAGAGCATGGGTGCAAGTCCTGTACTATCTTTATACTGCTCGCGAGTAGATCTAACGATCTGCCTTTCACGAGTCAGGTTATCTATTCCAATTCTTTCTACTACACGAAACCATGTGCCATTACCCGCTGAACGAAGAGCATCTATCAACATAGTGCCTGCGCCTTGCGATACAGCAGTGGAAAACATAGCTGCGTTGCCTTTCTGCTTACGTTGACCAGTTTGATCGTTAAATTCATAAACTGCAACGACAGGTTGCTTTTCTGGGGGTGGTAAGTCAAATAACTTCTGATATGTAGGTAGTCTCTCAACAACCGGCGCTTCTATGCATTCTCCAAAGGCTTTCATAGCTGCAGCTGTACACGAATCATCCATTGAAGGATAATGTGCACAACCGGACAGCAATAAGGCTAAGAGTATGCTAGGGCGAACCACTGCCTGCTCCTATTGGAATAACAATAACTGTTTCAGTTCCATCTGAATCTACGATGGTCATAACAATAACGTCCTCCCCTTGGGTGCAAGCCCATTGTGATGAATCACAGGCAGTTTGCTCATATGTTACTAAATTGCCCTCAAGCATGAAACTACCGTAAGTATCAGTAGTACAAGTCGTATCTCCATCTTCACAAGTTCGGAAGAGGCTCTCTACAAGCTGCTTTGATAGCTGTGCGTATATACGGCTTTCTAAGTTACGAATAAACTTCGCCATTGTAGTATTCTCAGCATCTCGTTCCGCTTGTTGTAGGGCTGACTCTACATCGTCTTTAATAGCTTCTCTACGTGTACGTTCTTGGTTCTCAATAGTTAAATAGTGAGACGAAGCATTCATACCGCTGAAAGAGGGAGACTTAAATACGTGTGTAAGTTCGTCTGAACTAACGTAAGGACTTAGCATCATAAGAAGGAGTATAGGCCAGAAGAGTAGACTAATCCATAGTAAGGCTTTAACACTCCATTCATTTAATTTATCTAGCATTGTCTTTGCTCCTGTATTCTAGTACAACGTCCACTTTCATCTGAAGTCGTATTAAGTCCTGATCTAACATTCGTGTCTGATCGATTACTTTTATAAGTGCAAAATGCATCTTTGCAAGCTCTGGGTCTATTTGGGTACTAATGAAGTTCCAAATGAAATAAATGAAGTATCCCATCCCTACAGCAAGTATAGTAGGAAAACCATATTGGTTTATCGCATCTCCTATAGCCACTACGTCCATCAGTCTCTCCTAACGTCTAATTTACCATCTTCAATAAAATTTTCTGCCCTTGATATCCTTTCGATGTCTGGACGTAAGTCTAATGCTGCTGAAACAAGTAGATCGATCTTTATAAGCTCGTTACTCATTGTGCGTGCCCTGTTCTCTAGTGAGGTACAGAACATTGTTAATGTTTTGATCTGATCTACAATTCCTTCTAGTATCTGCCTTAGTATCAGAAATATAAAGTAACCCATGGCTAAAGCGCCTGCAATAGGTGCTCCTACATCCTTTATAAGAAAAAGTACATCACCCATTAGCTTGGTACTGTAGGCCAGGTTAATCCATCAAAGTCTGTGGCGTTAGCATTATTACTAGGAAAGTCTCTTAGTGCCTGTCTATAAGTAACCCACTCTGCTACTTTGGCGTCGGTAAGGTCTGCATCTACAATTTGAGTCCAATCACATCCATACAGCAAGCTTTCTCTGTGCTGCTTCAGACGAATCATTACAACTCCTTTAACGTTAGTTTTCATATCAGCGGACTCAACCCATGCTCCTGAAACCCAAGTAGACCAAACATTCGGTCGAGTAGATTTAGTTGCCCAAGCTGATCCATTCCAATAGCTCATTATTATGTCTAAAGGTCCAGCACTCTCTAACCAAGTGAAGCCATTCTCATCTGTTGAATTATGAGTAGGTTCAGCTTCCCCTGAGCCATACTGAGTTAATATGTTACCATGTGTATCTATCTTTGTTTTATACATTTACATCCCCAAACCGAAATCAACTACTGCGAATAGTTGTTTACCCAAATAATTATCGAATATTATAGTAGAACGCCCACTGTAGGAAAAGTGTGCAGGACTAGATGCTGTAGCAATATTCGTCCATTTTAATCCTATGCTGTTATTACTTGCCCAGTCATAGTGTTGTCTATATTCAGCAGTAGTGCCTGAAACTGTTTCAACGTGTCCATACTGTGTCGAAGTCATCCTACAGTACCTTTTAGTACTAGAGCTAGTAAGTGACCCTATGCTCGTAGTTGCGACAGAGTTAGAGCCAGGTCCAACACCTTTTGCTAATAGTACCTTACTAGGTCTTCCCAGTGTGCTATATGTTGTGTACTGCCCTGCTGTACTGCCCGAGTGAAATTGTTGCGATCCAGCAGTAAAAGCTTCAAGCCCATAAGCACCCGTCCCTGCTTGATGGGCTTTAGTACCACTCACACCACCCCAATCTTTAGCAGGCATTGCTACAACTATCTCAAACGTGTTATTACCGCTAGCTTTATCTAGTATTCGTATTACACGATTATATCTATCGTTACGATTTATTGAGCCTGCATTTACTAAGGGCATGGAGCTTGTTTGCATACAGAAATCACCATTGTAGCTACCTGATTGAGGGCGAGCATATATTACAGGTTGAAACTCGTATTTAGTATAAGGAGTCAATGTTCTGTTAGAAGTACTGCTTCTTAAACTAGAAACATTTGCTGTAGTGGTGTATATTCTATAAGCGTTAGTATAAACGAAAGATCCGTTAGGATAAGTACCTGAATATGTTATACCATAAGAGGCTCCTTCACTTAAGTACTGAATACCTACATTATACTGGTCCCACTTGTAATTATTATAATCTTGAGCAGCTGTGCCATTATAAGGAAAAGCTATCTGGTAAACATTAGCATACTGACCACCACTAGCAGTCATTGCTGAGGTTGTTTTGTTCGCAACTGATATGTTAGTACCTGCTACATCTTGATCTTGTCCATAGCACCAACCAGGTATAGCTAACCATGAGCCGTCTACTACAGTAGCTTTATAAGCTATAAGTTCGCAAAAGTTAGTGCTGTTAAAAACAGTCTTGTTATTGCTATCGAGTATTTCTATACCATAAGCCATTACAATGCTTTTCCTATCGCATACACATCATAGGTGTTTGCTATCGCGTCAAAAGCTGTACAAGTTCTAGAGCCTCCGAAAAACCCAACACAACTACCTGCCCATGTAAATCTTACTACTCCGGCACTAACATAAGTTAGAGCGTGATTAGTCTCTGCTACAAATACATTCCAACCACCTGCATCTGTTCGTAAAAATACATAATTGTCCTCTAAGTCTGCTTGTGAAGTAACTCCAGTCAAGTTATAGTTAAAAGTATTAGGTTGACTACCACTAGCTACATTAGGTGGGTACAGAGTCACACTTAACCCTGTTGCAATCTGGGAGATAGTCTGTACAGGTGCGCTAGAGTCAACTATTATGTTGCCCGCACTATCATATTGTTGAAAACCGTAAGCCATTTAAAAATTCTCCTATTTGATGAAATCATACATCAATTTTCATAAATTGTCAAGAACTTTTTTTCTACCCCCACTGTGAGGCCATAGCATACGCTATACCGAA